TAAGGCGCTTGAGCTTGAGATGGCGCTTGAGCAGGCCCGTGAGTTTGAAGAACAACTAAAAGGCTTGTTCTTCTCGTCCAATAAAATGGATGTGTGGGCAAAGATCAAGGCCCGTGCGGCGCAAATGGAAGCTGACGCTGCCCATCAAGCGCGGCGTGAAAAAGAAGCCGCTGCCAAGAAGAAAAAAGAACTTGAAGAAACCGTAGAAATGATCGCTGGTGTAATCGGCGGCTTGCTGCTTTTTGGCATGATTGCTTGGGGCGGCATCTATTTTTACTTGAACTGCAACAAATACGGTTGCCATTAATGAAAGAAATAATAGAAGGCTTTAAGCAATGGTTTAAGGTCTTTTGTTATGTTGCATGTGCGTGGTGGTTTTTGGATTTTGTGAAGGCGTTGCCCGAGCCGCTTGCCAAGCGTGCGATGGATGCGGCGTTAAGTTATTTACCTTTTTGAAAGGCTGATATGGATGAACTTCTTTCTCTCCTCAAAGGCGTTGCGCCTGCTTTGGCTACCGCCGTTGCTGGCCCTCTGGGCGGCGCTGCTGTGTCTGCTATTGCCAGCAAATTTGGTGTATCTGATTCTGTTGAAGCCGTGGCAAAGGCTATCGCTGGTGACCCACAAGCCGCGCAGAAACTGGCTGACCTAGAACTGGAATATGCAAAGCTGGATGCGGCTGACAGGGACAGTGCCCGTAAGCGTGAATTAGAGATTGCCACTAGCGCAGCAGCACCTTGGTACTCAAAGATGGTTACTCCCATGCTTGCTTTGGGCGTGTTTATTCTTTGGGCTGCAATCAACTTCACAATGTTGACAGGCAAAGACGCTATTCCGGACGCTATGCGCGAGATCGTCATCCGTATGCTTGGTTCTCTGGACGCAGCCACTATGCTGATCCTGTCGTACTACTTCGGCAACTCACACAAGCACTGACATGACACCACATTTCACCCTCGCAGAACTCACGCACACCGACCACCGCGAGTTCGACAACACGCCCAATGAAACAGAAACTGCAAACCTTCAACGCCTGGCTGAGTTTTTGGAAGTCGTCAAGACTACGCTGGGCGGCAAGCCCATCATGGTCAATTCGGCTTTCCGATCAAAAGCTGTCAATGATGCTGTGGGGTCTAAAGATAGCAGTCAGCATCGGCTCGGCTGTGCTGCTGACATTCGTGTACCCGGTATGACGCCGGACGAAGTGGTCAAGGCGCTGATTGACTTGCCCTACGACCAAATCATCCGCGAGTTTGACCGCTGGGTGCACATCAGCGTGCCCAACGTGGCCGGTGCTGCGCCGCGCAGAAGCAAGCTGATCATCGACAAGGCTGGCACACGCCCCTACGCATAAGCGTTTATCAGCATCGCCAGCAGCACCAGCCACATCAGGCCCATGAAGCCTGTGAAGGTCCACCAGAGTAGATTACAAAGTAATCGGCGCATGGGGTTGCCACATTGTTTGAGGTAGGTAGCGCTCAGTCGGATGTGGAGCGTGCGAAGGTACGGGCACGCACATATAGACCGCAGCGAACTGGCCGCGCTTGGGCACAGCCCAACGGTCGATGTATACGCCCCAGATGAGTTTGATCGTCTTCTGGATCGACTTGTAGCCGGTGCCCAGCTTGTCGGCGATCTCTTGGATCGTCATGCCGTCCTCTGATTCCAGCAGCAGCTCACGGATGGCTTGATGGCGGGATGATTTCACTGATTGCCCTCGGTAGTGATTGTTTCGGTACGGTGGCGTGTGCAGGCCTTGCCGCAGTTTTCTGTGTAGTTACGGACAGTCTCTACCTGTGCGCCGCAGCGCGTGAAGTAGTGCGTGCCGTTGTCCACAAAGCGGTAGACCTTGCAGCCATCGGCTTCGGACATGAGTTGTGGAACTCGTGCTGCGGCTTTGTACTCAGGGGATGGCTCCGCAAAATATTTAAGAAACGAGAACCCCGTAGCCAATATGCCCGCTGCGATTACAAGAAACAGCAGTGTCATGCCCGTGGCTTTGGCCATATCTTTTAAATCTTCAATCACTCTTGCTCCTTGTATTTCGTGTATGCCAAATTAAAAGTTTTTTGAATCTCGGGCAGTAACTCCTGCAACAGTGCGGCACGATCTACATCAGGCAGTTGCTCAATTGTTTCACCTGCATCCTCTCTGATGCGATCTCCAATCCAGCCATCGTATTCATCAACCAGATTCGTGATGTGGTCGCGCGTTTTCTTTTCTACCAGCTTGGCAAACTTCTCAGCGTATTCAAGCCCAATAACAGGCATCCAATTCACATCTGTTGCGATATGGAGGCCAGCCTCTCGCGCCATCTCAATGATTTCATCTTGTGTCATTCTTGCTCCTTCAGCCAGATTAACAAACTGTCTATCGTGGCGTCGTTAAACGGCATGGCTTTTATCTTGCAGCCAATCTCCTCAAACGCTGCGGCGCGGCCCACTGCTACGCCATCGTGGAAGTTGTTCCAGTCCGGGTTGAATGGCTTGTCTGCCACTGCCTGCTTCACGGCCTCCATTCGCACGCGGGACTCCATCTCCAGCCGGTTGAACTCGTCATCTTCATAGGTGTTCATTTTTGCTCCTTAGTTTGGCTTCAATGGTGCAAAAAATGTCAGCAAGAACAAAATCGTTTGAGACTTTGTTGCCAAACAACTGTTCTAGTTTGTCAAAGTCAGCAGGAGTCAGCCCAACCCATTCACGCTGTGGCGGGGTGGTGTAGACCTTTGACTTAATTGGTGGAATTTCCTTGTAAAAGTGAATTCGCACCTGCATTGCATCAGACCCACGCACACCCATGCTTTCAATAACCACCTCCCCCACAGGCTCTTGCTCTGGCTGTGCCAATGCTGCCTCCAGCTTGTCAATGGTCATTTGTTGAGCACGGACAAGTGCTCGTAGACGCTGGATTTCTTCTTGTGTTGGCTTGTTATGGTGTGTGCCATTTGATTCATAATCAGACCATTTAATAGGTGCTGGGGGTAGGTTGGCGTAGAGTGGAACAAGTTTGTATTCATTAGCATCACCATCTTCAGAATGGTGTTCTGGCCAATGCAAAGTCTTGCTCCCACCCATCCGGTGATAGACGGCATACGCCACAGGCTCCTGCACAGGTTCTGCAAGGCCTTGCTCTAAGATTTCTTCTGCCTCAGACAGCAAGGTGTCTATTGCCTTAAAGTGGCAATTTTTTGCTGATTTAATTTTGCCAAGCACCAGCTTCAATGCTTCGTCTTTAGTCATTTTCCGCAACTCCTACATTTAGTTAATATTGTGAAAACAGGGCGCTTGCAGTACACGCAATAGCTTGTCATGCTTGTCCCCTTGCTCGGATGGCGGCTTCAATTTCAACACTGCCACCATACATAGTCACCAAATCAATACATTCCGAGGCAAAATTCTCACGTTCATGTGAAAGCAACAAAGCAAGCTGATCCCAGTGGATGAAAATGAAATCACCTCGCGCTGGCGCTTTCAATCCTGCTTCTTGCATTCGATTGATGATGTCGTCTTTAGTCATGCTTGTCCCCTCAATGGATAAGGAGGAAAGGGCCAATTTTCTTTGTCATTCATGCAGCACCTCGCAATTCCCAACCTAACAAAAAGTATTTCCAGCGTGTCTGAAGCGCAGGCACAAGGTAGCGTCCGGTTTCGGACTTGGTGAAATTGCGATGGCCGCTAGTCACCATAATGGCTTCAAATGTTTTTTGAGCTTGTGTCATATCTTGCCCGTGATGTTACGCAGCAGTGGCAACGGGTGCTTGACTGGCGTCACTTTGTAGTTCCCCCGGAAGTAGGGGTCTTTCGCAAAAATGCTTGGGCGCACTTCTTTCTTCCACTCAAACGGCGACACTGGTTTCGACATGCTTCAAATACTCCGTTAAACGATCAATACGCTCCGAATAGCAGGCCACTCGGCACTCAGCTTCCTCGCGGTACGAGTAAGCCTCCAAGAGACGGCGCTTGGCCTCCTCTAGCTCACGCAGCGCCAGCATCTCAGCACTGGGCGGGGTAAAAAAATTCCTCATTTGGTTGCTTCCTTTAGTAGTTCCACACGCTCACGGGCGACGCGCAGAGTGTTATATCGCTGGTGCAAACGCTCCAGGACGGTGACACGCTTACCCGTAGCGCGTTCTTCGTTTAGCATCGTCAAGACTTGTTCTTCAGTCTTGAGACTTAAATCACTGTTTAGTTTTCGCCATGAAATCATTGATCTGCCCTTCCAATTTTTCTATTTCTTTGAACGTGCGGTTGTAACTACGCGCTGCTGCTGTCGCTTGGCGTTGCTTGTGCTTGGCTTCAGACTTTGCAGCCTTCAGCTTGGCGCGCCATAACTCGATTCGTTTCATTCCTGTTCCTTCAACCAAACTAAAAAACTGTCAATCGTCGCGTCGTTAAACGGCATTGCTTCAATCTTGGCGGCGATCTCACGAAACGCCTGCTGACGGGCGGTGACTTGCTGCTCGACCATCTGACGCTTGCGCCAGCCCATCGCTTTTTCAGACTCGTTCATTTCGATCATTTGAGTGCCTCCAATGCAATTTCAGATACTGCCTGTTTAGTGTGCAGCGCCGCCCAGATTTTCTCGTCTACGGTCTTTTCTGTCATCAGTACATAGACCCACACGTCATGCCGCTGGCCGCTACGGTGCAGCCGCCCCACGGTTTGCTCGAACAACTCAAGACTCCACGGCAGGGACAGAAATACCATGTGCTGCCCGCCATGTTGTAAGTTAAGGCCGTGACCTGCGGATTTAGGATGCACTGCAAGGATTCGTACCTTACCTGCATTCCATCGAGCGATTGCATCGTCGTCGTCAAGCGTTGTGACGCTGAATCGTCGCTTGAGTTCGGCGAGTTCTTCTTTGTATGTGTAAGCAATGATGGTGTTTGCATGTTGGTTCTCCTGTAATAATTCCTCAAGACGATCAAACTTATGGCTGCTGTACCAGACAGGCGTCTGTGTTACAGTGAACTTACCAGGCGCATCGGAGGCTTCACTGTTGGTGTCGTAAACGAAACCCGACGCCAGTTGCTGCAACTTGCCCGTCACCACGCCCGCGTTAACCGCCGTGATGGTGTCCAGCACAAACTCTTTCTTCAGTTTGTTGTATGGCGTCAAATCCATCTTGCAGACCACCTCAACGTGATGGCAGGGCGGCAGTTTGTCCTTGTACTCGCCTGGCTCCAGCACATAAGTCGCCGGTTTGATTTTGTGCATCACCTTGTCTAGCGCGCCGGGGCGCGGTACCCACTCGTCAAACTCGGGGTTCATGAGGACGAAGTACTGCTGCATGAACGCGCCCTTGGCGCGGCCCAGCAGGTTCTGGTCGATGATCTTGCACTGCCCAAAGACATCCTCAAGCCCGTTGGACGTAAACGATCCGGTCAAGCCCCAGCGTACCCGCATGGGTTCCATGACCTTTAAAAGTGCCTTAAAACGTGTGCCTGATGGGTTCTTGAGGCGGGTCAGCTCGTCGAACACAATCCCGTCAAAGTTCAGCGGCTGCTCGGCCAACCATTGAATGTTGTCATAGTTGGTGACGACCACTTGGGCTTTGGACTTAAGCGCCGCAGTGCGTTCCTTTGGCGTGCCCACGGCCACGGCCAGCGACATGAACGGTGCCCACTTAGGAGCCTCGACCGGCCACACGTCGGTGCAGACGCGCTTAGGGGCCAGAACGAGAAAGCGCCTGACGTGCTGATCGCGCAGCATCTCCCACATGCCGGTCAGTGTGATGGCGGTCTTGCCTGCGCCCACTGGCGCTAAGACCATCGCGCGGTCATGCTCGTAGATGAAGTCAGCCGCCAACTCCTGATAGGGGCGCAGTTTCATTTGCGGCTTTCCAACTCGATCAGCAACTCGATGTAGTGCTTGGCCTTTTCCAAGTCAGCAATGCCGTTCTTATTGCGCCAGCGGCTAACGTACTTGACGACGTTGCCCTCCAAGTAGCCCATCGCATTGGCGTGGATGTACTCGACTGGCTGGATCGGCATGTCCTTGTAGTGACTGCCATCAACTTGTTTGTTTAATGAGTTCACTTATGAATTTCTCCAGTTGTTCTTTAGTAAAAACGTAGTGTTCTGTAAAGCCTTTCGTCAAACACCGCGACTCGATGCTGCCGCCAGCCTCAAGCACTTTTGTTGACAGCGCGTATTTCTCTTTCCATCCACTCATCTATCTGCTCCTTAGACCATAAACATGCGTACCGTTGATTGAGGTAGACCATATCGGCAGCAAAAAACTGTTGCAAAAGCGACAGCCTGCCGCCTTTGGTTTTCAGTTCCACAAACCACGTCTGCCCATTCGGCAAGCAAGCGATCCGGTCGGCTACGCCTTTGCGCCCTGGCGACGTGAACTTCCACGTCTTGCCCCCAGCGCGTTCAACAGCCCAAACAAAGTGTCGTTCGACTTCTGATTCTTTCATGCCGTAAAGTATACCCGTAAAAAACTTTTGCACAACAATTATTTTTGCTGTTATACTGGCCTTCCCATCAACTAAAGGACAGTGAAATGAAAATTGAATTCACCCAAGCTGAGATCGAACAGATCATCTTGCACTTCGCCAACACCATTGCCCCAGACGCGCAGTTCGACACAGTTGAACCGACCGGCTATCGCATGATGCCCGACGGTTTTGTTGTCAGTACAAAACCAAAGCAGGAGCCAAAAGATGCAGCACAGTAATATCGTCGGCGGCTCGACCGCCAAGCGCGTCATCAACTGCCCTGGCTCTGTGGTGCTGGTGCAAAAGATGCCGCCCAAGCCATCCAGCGAACACGCAGACCGTGGCACGCTGCTGCACAACGCCATCAGCGCCATCTTGGAAGACATGAACGTCGATGTGATCGGCATGAAGTACGAAGACCAAGTGCTGACGCAAGACCTGTACGATGAGAAGATCGTCCCCGCGTTATCTTTATTAGACGAAGTAGACCCAGACAAGGAGATGGTTTATGAAGTGGAGACGCGTGTTGGGTTTGGCGATCTTCTACCAAGTGTGTTTGGTAGTACTGACCTTGTTGGTCGCATTGGAGATAAAGCTATTGTTCTTGATTGGAAGTTTGGTGACGGGGTTGTTGTAGACGCCGTTGAGAACGAGCAGCTGATGTTCTACGCAGCCGCCGCCATGCGGACAGAAGCAGCAGCATGGGCGTTTGATGGTCCAACCGAGATCGAGTGCATCATCATCCAGCCGCCCATGATTCGTCGCTGGACAACTACCAAGGAACGCATCGCGCAGTTTGAGCGTGATCTGGTCAAGGCCGTAAAAGCCGCACAACAGCCCGATGCTAAACTGGCCGCAGGTGAACACTGCCGCTGGTGCGCCGCCAAGCCTGTGTGCCCCAAGATGACCGGCGCAGTAGACCGCGCCCTGCAAACGCAACTCAAAGAAATAGATGTTGACACGCTGGGCAGATACCTGAAGAATGCAGAGCTTCTTGAGGACTGGATCAAAGACTTGCGTGGGCTGGCGCTTCAGTTGCTTGAGAAGGATATGCCTGTGCCTGGCTACAAGTTGGTCGCCAAGCGCGGGACAAGACAGTGGGTCAACGAAGACGAAGCCGTCGCGGTGCTAGGCGTCGCGGGGATTGACCCCTACAAAGAACGTGAGGTGATTTCGCCAGCCGTGGCTGAGAAATTACTCAAAAAGAGCAAGACGGCATTGCCACCTGAACTCGTGGTGACAGTATCGTCGGGCACAACACTGGCAAGCGTGGATGACCCGCGCCCAGCAGTGTTGCAGTTGAGTGGCCTGACGGCTGCTCTTTCTAAACTTCAGTGAAAGCTAAAAATGCAATTGACTACATTCTCCTCGGCAAATCTGCCAGCCGTTTCCACCTTGTCCACTGCTCTGCGCGCGCTTGAAAAAGACGTTGGCCCGGCCGGTACTGTCATCCTAAAAATGGACAAGACAGGCCACTGGGTCTTTGGTGCAGACCAGACCGAAGTGGAAGACGACGCCCTGTGGGCGATCAATCCTTTCTCGTTTATTCACGGCTTTATTGCTTGGGGTGACGGCGAAGTGTTGGGCGAAAAGATGGTTGGTGTGTCTGAGCCTTTGCCAGAACTCGACGGCGCTCCCTCGGGCGCTAAACGTGGGTGGGAAACTCAGATCGGTATGTCACTCAAGTGCACCACTGGTGAAGACAAGGACATGGAGGCACGCTTTACGACCACTTCGGTGGGCGGCAAACGCGCAGTCCAGACCCTTGGCGTTGCCATTGCTACGCAAGTTGAGAAAGACCAATCCAAGCCTGTGCCTGTCGTGCGTCTGAAGAAAGACCACTACCAGCACAAGTCGTTTGGCAAAATCTACACGCCAGTGTTTGAGATTGTCGAGTGGGTTGGCCTTGATGGCGCATCTGATGAGCCTGAAGCAGCGCCCGAAGCGCCTGCCACTGGCCGTCGTCGCCGTAGCGTTTAAGTAAATCGGGGGCTGTTAAGCCAGCGTTCGAGGATGGTGACTTGCGGATTTTCTGGCTTTCTCCCGCAACTTGTCGAAACCCAAATCGAAGCCCCCACCTATAAAGTACAGTATGGTTTATATCGACTTTGAGACGCGCAGCCGATGCGATCTCAAGAGCAAAGGCGTCTACAACTACGCGCAAGACCTAAGCACTGAAGTTCTGTGCATGTCTTACGCCTTCGACAATGACGAGGTGCAGACATGGACATCTGGCCCGTTGCCTGATTTCACAGGCCACATGATCTACGCCCACAACGCCGCCTTTGAGCGGCTGATCTTTTGGTATGTGCTGCAACAGAACTACCCCCTTGAGTCGTTCTACTGCACGGCCACCCAAGCCCGCGCCAACTGCGCGCCTGGTGGCCTTGAGGACGTGGGGCGCTTCGCTGGCGCGGTCATGAAGAAAGACCATCGCGGCTCACAACTGATCCGGCTGCTCTCTATCCCAAAAGCCGACGGTACGTTCAACAACGACCCGACCCTGATGGCCGAGATGATTGCTTACTGCGAACAGGACGTGCGTGCCATGCGTGCGGTCAGCAAGGCCATGCGGCCACTGTCTGCCGACGAGCTGCTCGACTACCACGTCAACGAGCGCATCAACGACCGTGGCCTGATGGTTGACGTGCCCCTGTGCCAAGCCGCCATCAAGTACGCTGGCGCTGAGATGGACGAAATTCAAAAGATCGTCGCCGAAGTGACAGACGGTCAGATCACGTCGGTGCGCTCACCCAAGATGCGCGAATGGGTGCTGGAGCGTGTCGGGCCAGAAGCCAAGAAGCTGATGCGGACTGGCGAGAAATATTCCATTGACAAAACTGTGCGGGCGAATCTGCTTGCGATGGAGAACCATGATGAAGTTCCGCCCGATGTGGCCGAAGTTATACAGTGCGCCGATGACCTCTGGGCGTCGTCGGTTGCGAAGTTCAGCCGCCTTGCGAGTCTGGCAGACGAGGAAGATGCCCGAGTTAGAGGTGCCTTTGTTTTTGCTGGAGGCAGTGCAACAGGGCGCGCTTCGTCGTACGGCGCTCAAGTCCATAATCTCCCGCGTAAGAGCGCTCAAGACCCTGAAGCCGTCCGCACAGCAATGGTTCGAGGCCATGAAATCGTGCCACGATTCGAAAAACGCATTACAGACGTTCTGAAGAAAATGCTACGCCCTGCCATTGTGGCAGCGCCTGGGAATGTCCTGATCGCCTACGACTGGTCGGCCATCGAGGGGCGTGTGCACCCGTGGCTGTCCAACTGCCCAGCAGGCGAGGCCAAGCTGGATGTGTTCCGCTCGGGCCTTGACCCGTACAAAGTCAACGCAACCGCGACCTTTCGCGTGGCTTACGACGAGGTGACGGGCGACCAGCGTCAGGTGGGCAAGGTGCAGGAACTCGCGCTTGGCTTTCTAGGCGGCGCAGGCGCGTTTGAAGTGTTCGGACGCGCCTACGGTATCCACCTGTCCGCTGGCGAGGTTGCGCGGGCTGTGGAGGGCTGGCGCAGGGCTAACCCGTGGGCTATGCAGCACGGCACACAACTGGAGCAGGCGTATCTGCGCGCCATGAGAAACAAAGGGCATGAATTTTCTGCTGGAAGAATTGTGTACTTGTTTGACGGTCAAACGCTCTGGTACAGTCTGCCCTCTGGTCGGGTACTGTGCTACCCAAATGCCAAGTTTGACGAAGAAGGCAACGTGACGTACACCAAAGCAGCTTGGAAGCCTGCCGCCGACGCGACAGAATGGCCCCGCGCCCGTCTGTGGCGTGGCCTGGCTTGTGAGAACGTCACCCAAGCCGCCGCCCACGACATCTTGCGCCATTCCCTACGCGCCCTTGATGGCGTTATCGCTCACGTCCATGACGAGATCGTCGTCGAGTGCGCTGAGTCTGACGCTGAGGCTGTCTCCGCACACATCCACCAAGTCATGTGCACACCACCCGCATGGGCTGAGGGTTTACCCTTGGCTGCTGAAGGTGTGACGACGAGGCGGTACTCGTAAAAAAGAAAACCCCTGCGGTTAGGCAGGGGCTAAATTCCAACTAAGGAGAGAACCATGTCCGATTTTACAGAGTTTTTAAGCGCATTAGCGCCTGAAGGCGAAACATTCCTCGTTGTGCGTCAAAAGCCACAACTGAAGGACGGTCAATATCAATACCACGCCGACGGCGCGATCAAATGCACATGGCCCGCCATGCTGCCCACAGCCAAGATCAAACCCGACTGGGCGATCTACGGCAACACCGCCAGCTTTATCGTTGACCGATTTAAAGACGGTCACGTCAGCGCCCAAGCGGCGAATTGTGAATACGTCCTTGTGATGGTGCTGGACGACGTGGGCACCAAGGCCACCGTGCCGCCGCTTGAGCCGACTTGGAAGATGGAAACGTCCGACGGTTCGTTCCAGTGGGGCTACGTTTTCAGTGAGCAGCCGACCAAGGCCGAGTTCAGCGCCGCCATCATTGCGATTGCCGAGGCGGGTTACACCGATAAGGGCGCAATCAATGCGGTGCGTAATTTCCGACTGCCTGGAAGCGTGAACATCAAACCTGGTCGGGATTCGTTTCGGTCAATTTTGCGTGAGTTCCACCCCGAGCGTGACTTCACACTGGAAGAAATCTGCAAAGCCCTGAACGTAACGCCCAGCGCCGTGGCTGGCGACGCATACAAGCCGATTCGTATCTCAGACGATGGCACAGACGATGTGATGGTCTGGCTGTCAGAAAACGGCCTGCTGCTGTCGCGGCCTAATCAGGAGGGCTGGGCTGGCGTGATGTGCCCCAACAGTGCCGAGCATACCGACGGCAACCCAGAGGGCCGTTATATGCCCGCTAATCGGGCGTATACGTGCCTGCACAGCCATTGCATTGACTTTGGTAGCCGTGACTTCCTTCAGTGGGTCGCCGACAACGGTGGCCCCAAGCATACGCCTGGACTGCGTGAGGAACTGCTCACGGCGGCGATGGAGTCTGCGCTCTCCAAACTTACACCCACGCCTGAGTTCCCCGATGTGGTAGCCGACGTGGTGGCAGAGGTCGAGCGCAAGGAACTCGGGCGGCTTGAGAAGGATGGCTGGTATGAGCGCTTCGCGTATCTGCAAGACGATGATGCCTTTTTTGATTTGGTCGAGCGCCATGAGGTGTCGCGGCAGTCGTTCAACGCGATCTTTCGCCATGTCGCCTGCAACAGTATCCACGGCAAGCGCCCCAAGATCGAGGCGGGCACCTGCTTTGACGAAAACCGCCAAGCCAAGGGCGCGCGCATCTTGAAGGGCGTAACCTACGCTGCGGGCGAGTCAATCCTCTGCTCACGTGACGGCATCGTCTACGGCAACCGCTGGCGCAACGCCCGCCCCACCCCTGTGGCTGGCAACGTAAAGCCGTGGCTTGACCATGTGGAGCGCATGATTCCTGACGCTAAAGAGCGCGCGCATGTGTTGAGCGTGATGGCGTTCAAAGTGCAGCACCCCGAGAAGAAGATCAACCACGCCGTGCTGCATGGCGGCAACCCTGGGTCGGGTAAAGACACCATGTGGGCACCGTTCTTTTACGCGATTGGGGGCAACGCCTTGCGTAACGTGTCCCTTGTGCGTAATGAGGAGGTAACCTCTCAATGGGGTTACGCCCTTGAAACCGAGGTGCTGGTCATTAACGAATTGCGCCAGTCTGAGGCCAAGGATAGAAGGGCGCTCGAAAACACCCTCAAGCCCCTGATTGCAGCGCCGCCTGAGTTCTTGATGGTGCAGCGCAAGGGCTTGGCTCCTTACGATCTGGTCAACCGTCTGCAAGTCATTGCATTTTCTAACGAGCGTGTCGCCATTAACCTGCCGTCTGATGACCGCCGATGGTTTGTTATCTGGTCGGATGCCAAGCGCATGACGGACGCAGAAGGCGAGGCCATCTGGGCTTGGCTTGAGTCCGGCGGCAAGAGCGCCGTGGCGGCTTGGCTGCATCAGCGTGACGTGTCAGCGTTTGCGCCTGGGGCCACGCCTATGTTGACTGAGGCCAAGGCCATCATGGTCGAGGCGGGTATGTCTGGCGCGGAATCGTTCCTGGTTGACCTCATGCGGAACCGTCTGGGGGAGTTTTCCAAGGGTGTCGTTGGTGCGCCCTGGCACGCCCTCTGCGACCGTTTGCAGGGTACGGCTCAGGGTAGCGTTAAGATCGTGCAGCCAGCCCTGCTGCACGCCCTTAAAGAGGCCGGATGGGTGGATATGGGTCGCCTGAAGTCGCGCAGGTACGATAGTAAAAAGCACATTTTCGCCGCGCCAGAGTTGGCGAGTTATCCTAAGTCAGACCTCCGGGATATGGTGGAGGAGCCGCCCGCGTCTAGTGTGCGTCTGGTTAAATGAAGAATGGCCCGTTAAGGGCCATTTTTTATAAGTCTAAGAGAATGGCGAGCAGCGCCGCCAGTAGCAGGCTAAGAACTGCGAGCATCGGCGCGCCCCTTCTCGATCAGCGTGCGCGCGTAGGTTTGATCTTCAGGCCGTTCGCTTGAGAGCATAGCCCGCAGCTTGTAAGCAATCGCCTGCGCTCGGTCGGGGCTGGCGCGTTCATACGCTGCGCCGGTGTTAATGTAATCGGCTTCGGTGTGGTTCATAACAGCACCCTGCGGGCTAACACCTTACATTGTGCGGCGGTTAATTTTTGGTCGAGTATGGTTTTCAGCGCATCCGCGTATAAATCGCGGTCGGCTTTCGCGTCTGATAGTTCAGCCAATAACGCGGCGGCTTCGGTGAAGCCTTCGGCATGGGCTAGGCGTTCGCGTTCTTCGGTTGTCATTCCGGTCAGCATGTGGCGATCTCCTCAATTTCGTTTAATTCCCATGCTGCGTCCCACATATCGGTGGCGTTATATTCAACTTCACGCCAGGCTTGCGCCTCTGCCGCCTCTGCGCTGTCGGCTTCAATTGTCAATGTGACGTAAGAAGTGCGCTTCAGTTCGATTTGATAAGTTTTCATAGTTTGCTCCATTGGTTAGCCATTGCGTCTGCGATTCCCTTGTAGGTCTCGCTCCTGATTTTCCATCTGTCCGCGCTTGGCGGCAGTTTGTTCTGACCTGAGTCTGTCTGATTGCCCCACCTCTTGCGCCCGTTGACCAATCGCGGCGCGATCTGGTCGGTCGGTGTAAGGGGTGGCAGACCCTTAAGCCAGAGGCAAGTAGCCTTGCTTGCGTCATGCCCGAACTGGTGGGGCTGAATCGTCTGGTCGGGTTTGCGTATGCGTGTGCTTATGCACCCGATAGGATTTTCCAAGGCAATCCGCGCGATTGGCGCGTCCAGTAACTGACGCACAAAGTCGAGCGCGGCCTCAGTCTGTTGTGCGCGTTCCGGTCTGCGCTTGTTCCAGTGAAGGCCAGAGCTGCACAGGTAGGTACAAGGAGGGTGCGCGATCATCAAGTCCCAATCGTGGCTGATGATGTCCATCACATCACACTGGTAGTGATCGCCCAGTGGCGATTCACTGGGGAGCAGGTCACAAGAGGCGGCGTAATGTCCAGCGCGGATAAATGCGTCTCGCACCGCGCCGGAATACTCGCAGGCTACTAGGACTCTCATAAATCAGCAAAGAAGACGCAGGGGAACTGGTCACCGGACAGCGTGACGTAGTGGTGTTCACCATTGCGGAAGATGACCCGCTTGTAGATGATTACCAAACCCTTGTGAAGGTTGAAGGCAGAATTATCAGTGGTACAGATTGCGCGTTTCATGCCGCCACCTCATTCAATCCGCAGATGTAGGCGTGCATCAGATTGGCCAGCTCGCGTTTGGTGACGTGGCCGACCGACAGTGGCGACGATACGCCGCCGCCATCATTGTGCATACGATGCAAGCATACGCCGCCGTAGGCGTGGCTTAAATGATAGTTACCAATCTGGGCTTTGCCGTTAGCGTAAGGCTCAAGGGGTGAACCTGTAATGCGGTTAATACGGTCAACGATGGCTTGCAGTTGTTTTTCAGTTACGCGGTTTGTCATGATGGGCTTTCAGAATGTGAGGATGTCAAAATAGGCCAAAGCGCACACAGTCAGCGCGGCGGCGTAGATCAAGACGGCGAGCATATCCATAGCGGCGGCGCGGCGTTTCTCTAACGCCTCTTGACTGGGTTTGTATGTATAGCGGTGCATGGTTTCTCCTTTAATTTGACGACAGACCATTGACAACAAAATATTCAACATCGTGCGCGGCGGGCAGATAACCAGAACAAGGACGATTGTCAGGCCCATGCAGCATCCACCCTTTGAGAGTGTTAACGATGGTAAATTGTTTGCCACTTGGCGCAATAACAATGCAGCCATCTGAAACGTGGCCTTTCATTGCTGTAAATTCTTGGGTTTTTACTTTCATGATTCAGACTCCTTCGTGGTGTTCAGCGATTTCAAAAATATCAGGGTAAGCGGATTGCAAGTAATGCTGTGCGGCTTCCAAGACTGCGCCGATGTCAGCGTCAGTCGCCCATGTTTTGCACAAGTCGAGCTGATCGAACAATTCGATGCCGTGATGTGACACGATGACCTGCACGATGCCGTCACCATCGGCGCAGTACGTTGTGAGCCAATCATCATCGGCATCGCCTTGCATAACGCACCATGTGATTTTTGAACTGTTGATTGTGGACATTGTGGATGTTCCAGTTGGTTGTTGATATGGTGATTGTACAGGAATTCTTTACATGTCAACAACTATTTTCTAGGGGTTTACCCTTGGTTGTTTTTTGTTGTGTGTTGTCCACCAGGTAAACAACGGATCGCTTCACGCCAGGCGGTGAAAAACGTGATTGTGGACGTGCGGGATAGTCGTTGGACTATGTGAACAGTTGAGCGTGACCCACGCTCAATGTGGCGTGGCTGCTAGTTGCGGGTCGCTTTGTGGATATTGTGGACTATTGATTATTTGAACCTTCTGAAACAACTGCTTAAAAAATAGGCAATATGGGGTAGAGCGATTTAAAACTAGCGTCCAGAGTGTCCACAGTGTCCACGTTTTAAATCCACGCATTTTGCGTGATGCCTCTCCACTCACGCCATAGAGTCCGCTACATGTTGTCCACATTGTCCACATTGATGGCGGCTAACAGCTTCGCGCATGTTGTCCACATTGTCCACAATCTGCTGGGGGTTTGCGGCTTGATGTGGGCAGTCCACATGACCCACAGGATTCGCCGCGAGGGGGAGGGGGTAGGGCCGAGCGCAAAGGGCCTGCTGTAACGGAGCGTCTGCAAAAACTTTTTTATTTTTTAGCAACTCGTAAACAATTGCCTGACAACCAGCTTTATGTTTACAATGAGCGCACGCATTCACGCGGCCATACGAATATGAGTTTCCATTCACTGCCACTTGTCATCAACGAGATACGCGCTACCGAGGCGGTGCTTAACCGCATCTATGACGCCGCCAAGCTCGGGCTGAAAGGCGACAACTTAGCCCTGGCGGCTGGAATGCTGCCCAAAGCCTATCGTCAGTTGTGCGAGATGGACCCCGTCGCTGAGATGGCCGAACAAAAAGGCCGCGCTGATGGCGAGCTGACCGCTTCCAAGCAACTGCACAAAGCAGCCGAGCAGGGCGACGCTAAAGCCTCATTGGCGATCTTGCAGAACGTCCACGGCTGGGTCGCCAAGCAGTCCATCACTGTCGACGTAGACCAGCGCATTTCCATCATCGGCGCTCTCGCCGAAGCCGAACGCCGCGCTGCTGACGTGGTGGATGTCATAGCCCACGAACCCAGCCCCGCGCTTACCGCACGGCCAGCGCCAAATAAGAAACAAGATGCAAACCACCAAGTACAGCGCTGAAGACGAACAGGAACTGATGGCGCGGTTGTGGGCACCGCAGTACAAAGACAACCCACTGGCGTTTGTGAAGTTCGTATTTCCGTGGGGCGTGCAGGGCACGCCACTGGAAAACTTCGACGGACCACGTAAATGGCAGCGCGAGGTGCTGCAAGAGATTGCCGAACAGATTAAGAAGAACAAAGGTCAAATAGACTTCAACACGCTACGCCACTCGGTCTCATCTGGGCGCGGTATTGGAAAGTCGGCGCTGGTTTCGTGGATCGTCATCTGGATGCTGTCCACCAGGATAGGCTCGACGACCATTGTGTCGGCTAACTCGGAAAGTCAGCTGCGCTCTATCACCTGGGCCGAGATTACCAAGTGGCTGGCGATGTCACTTAACAGCCATTGGTTTGAAGTCTCAGCTACCCGGCTGATGCCCGCCAAGTGGCTGACTGAACTGGTCGAGCGCGATCTAAAGAAGGGCACACGCTATTGGGGCGTTGAAGGGCGGCTGTGGTCGGCTGAGAATCCGGACGCCTACGCGGGTGTGCACAACTTCGACGGTGTGATGGTGATCTTTGACGAGGCGTCGGGTATCGATGACGCCATTTGGGCAGTGACGGCTGGTTTCTTTACTGAGAACACGCCCAACCGGTTCTGGCTGGCGTTTAGCAACCCGCGTCGCAATACGGGCTACTTCTACGAGACGTTTCACAGCAAGCGTGAGTTCTGGGTGACCAAAGTGGTGGACGCCCGCACGGTCGAGGGGACGGACAAACAGGTCTACCAGCAGATCATCGACGAATACGGGCCTGACTCATCACAAGCGCACGTTGAAGTGTATGGCGAGTTCCCCAACGCGGGCGATGACCAGTTTATATCAAGCCTGGTCGTGGACGACGCCATGAAACGGCCACTGTATAAAGACCCAAGCGCGCCGATAGTGATCGGGGTGGACCCCGCGCGGTTTGGGGCGGACGCGACGGTGATCGCGGTCAGGCAAGGGCGGGACATCGTGAAGATCATCCGGCACAGGGGCGACGACACTATGACGGTGGTCGGGCATGTGATCGAAGCGATTGAAGAATGGAAACCTGCGATGGTGTTCATTGACGAGGGCGGGCTGGGCGCGGGAATTGTGGATCGGCTCAAGGAGCAGCGGTACAAAATTAAGGGCGTGAACTTTGGCTGGAAGTCCAAGAATCCGGCCATGTATGGCAACATGCGGGCGCAGATTTGGGGCGATATGCGTGAATGGCTTAAAAGCGCCAGCATCCCGAACGACAGGTTCTTGAAAACTGATTTGATTTCGCCTATGATGAAGCCGGACTCCAAAGGATCGATATTCTTGGAGTCTAAAAAGGACATGAAGGCGCGTGGTTTAGCGTCTCCAGATGCTGCGGATGCGATAGCGCTGACGTTTTCGTACCCTGTAGCCAGCCGTGGGGAGTACAATTCCCGCATTGAGCGCCGCCAAGTCTACGACCGCGCGGCAGTTGCAACTGGATGGATGGGGTCTTAAATGGCAAAGGAGAAATAAATGGCAAATACCAAGCCGATTGGCGTCGCATACGAAGATCAGAACATTATCGGCGCGGATATTGTCAAGGCTAAAGACATTTCCACCACAGGCACGATTGGTTATGCCGCTGGTGCATACGACACCGTAACGCAGCAAAACAACAAAACGACTGGCGTAACGATCAATACGCCGTCGGGCCAGATCATTACGGCTAACGCTCAACTTGCGCCAAGCGCAAACGCTGTGTTTGTGGTCACTTGCAGCACTGTCAGCACCAAAGATGTCGTGGTGATCAGCGTAGCCTCTGGCGGCACTGTGGGTGCGTACAACGTGTTTATCGCGGCCATCGCTGACGGCTCGTTTACCGTGGTGATTAAAAACATCACGAACAACGCCTATTCTGAGGCGCTGCATTTGAACTACGCCATATTCCACACAGCCACTTAAAGGACTGATATGCCACTTGTTAAATCCAAATCACCTGCGGCTTTTCGCAAAAACGTAGCCGCTGAAGTCAAAGCCGGTAAGCCGGTGAAACAAGCAGTCGCAATAAGTTATGCAGTTAAACGTGCCGCGCCCAAGCCAGCTATGAAGAAAAAATGATCCCAAAAGCCCTGCAAAACTGCCTGATCATGGAGCGTGATGTTGAAACTCACGCTACCTTCGTTCTCACATCAACTGAGAAAATGCCGACAGGTGTGATACTATCCGCTGGCCCTGACTGTAAAGAACTCAAAGTTGGGGATCGCGTATACTTCGACGTAGGGCAAGAATTCACTTATGACCGCAAGGACTATGTAGTCATGCGCGAACCTCACGTTTTAGGGGTCTTTAATGGCTGATCCAACCGGAATAGTCGCCGCAGCTAACGTAGCTGCCGGTGGCAAACCACTAAAAAGCGACTCAGATATTCTGACCGTTGCGCGTGCCCGTCTGGATATGGCCGTATCGGCGCTGGCCGAGTCTCGTGAGGATGAGATCGACGACTTGCGTTTCTACGCTGGCTCACCGGACAACCACTGGCAGTGGCCTGCTGACGTATTGGCTACCCGTGGCGCGGTCCAAGGGCAGACAATCAACGCCCGTCCAACGCTGACCATCAACAAACTGCCCCAGCATGTGCGCCAAGTCACCAACGACATGCGCCAAAATCGCCCCGGGGCCAAGGTCATCCCTGTGGATGACAACGCCGACATCGAAGTGGCGGACATTTTCAACGGCATGATTCGGCACATTGAGTACATCTCGGACGCTGATGTGGCCTATGACACCGCCTGCGAGAACCAAGTGTCCTACGGCGAGGGTTACATCACCCTGATGACCGAGTATTGTGACGAAAACACGTTCGATCAGGACATTAAGATTGGCCGTGTGCGTAACAGCTTCTCGGTCTACATGGACCCGCTGATTCAAGACCCCACTGGCGCGGATGCCAAGTGGTGTTTTATCACCGAAGACCTGACAAAAGCCGAATACGAGCGCCAATACCCCGATGCAGCCCCTATTTCGACCTTGCAGTCGCTTGGCGTGGGCGATCAGTCGATCAGCAACTGGCTCAATGAAGACACCGTGCGTATCGCAGGGTACTACTACATCGACTACGACAAAGCCACCCTGAATCTGTACCCCGGCAATCAAACAGCGTTTGAAGGCACGCCAGAAGACAAGGCTTTACGGGCAATGTTTGGCAAACCCAAGCGCAATCGGGTGTCCGAGCGCCCTCGGGTGAAGTACTGCAAGATCAACGGCTACGAAATCCTTGAAGAAAAAGAGTGGGCAGGCAAGTGGATTCCCGTTATTCGTGTTGTCGGCAACGAATTTGAGGTCGATGGCCGTCTGTACGTGTCGGGTTTGGTGCGTAACGCCAAGGATGCCCAGCGTATGTACAACTACTGGGTGTCCCAAGAGGCAGAGATGCTGGCTCTGGCCCCCAAAGCGCCGTTTATCGGCTACGGCGGTCAGTTTGAAGGCTACGAAGACAAGTGGAAGACCGCTAACACAAACAACTGGCCGTATTTGGAGGTCAATCCAGACGTTACAAACGGTTCTGGCTCCATCCTGCCACTACCCCAGCGTGCCCAGCCTCCGATGGCTTCTACGGGCCTTCTACAGGCCAAGGCAGGCGCGTCTGAGGACATCAAGTCCACCACTGGACAATACAACGCTTCTTTGGGCATGGGTTCCAACGAGCGTTCGGGCAAAGCCATTCTCGCTCGCCAGCGAGAAGGCGACGTGGGCACCTATCACTACGGTGACAACCTCACCCGCGCCGTGCGTCACGTGGCCCGTCAGTTGGTGGACTTGATTCCGAAAATTTACGACACACAGCGCATTGCCCGAATCATTGGTGAGGACGGCGAAACCAAAATGGTCAAAATCAACCCCGATCAGCCCGAGCCAGTCAACAAGATCGTTGACCAGCAAGGCATCGTGATTGAGAAAATCTACAATCCAGGCGTCGGCAAGTACGATGTCGTGGCGACCACCGGCCCAGGCTACGCGACCAAGCGTCAAGCGGCACTTGAAGCAATGGCACAACTGTTGCAGGGTAACCCCCAGCTGTGGTCTGTGGCCGGTGACCTGTTTGTCAAAAACATGGACTGGCCTGGCGCTCAAGAGATGGCAAAGCGGTTCCAGAAAACCATTGATCCTAAACTCTTGTCAGATGCTAATGAAGACCCAGCGTTGCAGGCTGCTCAAATGCAGATGCAGGCGATGGGTCAAGAGATGGAACAGATGCACCAGATGCTGCGAAACGTGGGCAAGTCCATTGAGATGCAAGACATGGAGCGCAAGGACTTTGAGGCTCAAGTCAAAGCATACGAGGCCGAAACCAAGCGTTTGGCTCAAGTGCAGGCATCTATGTCGCCCGAGCAGATTCAAGACATTGTTATGGGCACGGTCCACGGCATGATTACCTCTGGCGATCTGGTGGGCGAGATGCCTGGCCGTGAACAGAATGAGATGATGCCCGAAAGCGCTGAATACGCACCACAAGGAATGCCGCAATGAAAGCCGCTGATTTTTTAGGTTTGTTGTTTCTGGCTCGGGATGTCGCCCATTCCGTTCATTTGAACACCCGCAGTTTTTCCAAGCACACGGCACTTAACATTTTCTATGACCGCATCATTGATGCGGCTGATGACTTTGCTGAGTCCTATCAAGGCCGTCATGGTTTAATTGGCCCAATTACTTTGCATTCGGCCAAGAAAACGGCTAACATTATCGAATTCTTGGAAGACTCACTCGCGCAGATTGAAGCTGCTAGGTATGATGTGGTTGACCGGACCGATATGTCGTTGCAACAGTTGATTGACAACATCATTGAAATTTATCTCCGCACGCTGTACAAGTTAAAATTCTTGGCATAAGGATCATCATGGAACTTCTCAACCCACTATCAAAGGCCGATTTTCCTGGCCGTACAGCGTCCTACACCGGCACTGCTGGCAACACTTCCGACTGGAATCCTGGTCCTGAAGGTGTGGTGATCTGGTCTACGACCCCATGCTATGTCGAGATTGGCCCTGCGGCTGTGGCAACCACTGCCAGCACCCCGATCCCTGCGTACACCCCGATCCCGTTCTATTTGCCTATGGGCACCGGCGCACCTTGGCGCGTGAGCGCGATTCAAGTGGCTGACGCTGGTTCGATCTACTGCAAACCTATCAATAAGCAATGAGCTTCGGTGTCGCCCTCCGCAACGCGCTAGGTCTTGGGCTTGGTGGCATTGCTACGCTCTTTACAGGCACCCGTGACAACGGGGCTTCGGTGGGCAATTTGCTTACTGAATCTGGCGTTAACCTCGTCCAAGAGGACGGCGGTCAAATTCTTTTGGAGTGACCTAAATGGCAACGGTTCTTCTTTCCCCCGCCGCCGGTGTTGCTGCTCAGTTCTTTACCAATACCGGCGCAGTCCTGACCGGTGGCAAACTGTACGCATACAACGCGGGTACAACAACACCTGCGCCCACATATACCACTTCGTCGGGGGGTACATTTCACCCCAATCCGATTGTGCTAAACGCAGCAGGGCGCGTGCCTAACAGTGGTGAGGTTTGGTTAACAAGCGGGGTTGCGTACAAGTTTGTATTAAAAGACTCAAACGATGTACTGATTGCTACATACGACAACATTACAGGCGCTTTTAATCCCGCAAACATTCAAACAATAAACGGTACCGGCAACGGCGTTTTAAAAGTTTTTAGTATGCCTACTGCACCCGCAGGCATTTTACAAACAAATATTTATATTAATGGGGTGTATCAAAACAAGAATACATACACCCTTTCGGGATCAAACTTTACTTTTTCTGAAGCGCCGCCTTTGACGTCTGTCATTGAGTTTAATTATTACTAAGGAATAAATCATGGCCGATTTAAAAATTTCCGCGCTACCGGCGTCAACTACACCTCTTGCTGGCACAGAAGTATTGCCTATTGTTCAAAGCGGCGCAACTAAACAAGTGTCTGTTGCAAACTTAACTGCTGGTCGAGCAATTAGCGCATCTTCTGTTTCTGCTACTGGAGAAGTTATTGGAACTACTGGGTTTAACTCTCTTAAATCAACAGCATCATTAAGCATTGTACCGACTACATTGTTTACTTGTAGTGGTTCTGCTGGCGTTTACTATGTTGTTGTTACATGGGCTGCGGGTAATGCCGTAGCTTTTGATGCATTTGCAATTGTTATTTGGGATGGGTCATCTTCTCGCATCGCATTGTTAAGTAATGGAACTCAAGTTATTATTGCTTTAGTAGGTAATGATGTGCAAGCAGTTAATAACTTTACGACAGCAACTGCAAATTGGTCTTACGTAAAACAAACTTGTTCATAAACAAGGGTTAAAAAATGTCGCTTACTAAAGTTTCATATTCGATGATTGCGGGATCGCCAATCAATGTGTTGGATTTTGGCGCTACTGGTAACGGTTACACTGATGATTCAGCGGCTATCCAAAAAGCTGTTAATGCAGCAATTGCAACAACTGGCAGCGTATATTTTCCCGCTGGAAAATATTTAGTTGGCACAAGCGTTGAAATTGCATCGCCGACAAATTACGTTGGCGGCGTAAAATTGTATGGCAATATCCCACAATCTTTGGGAACGGTGGTAACATTTTTACAAAAAGATTTAAACATTCCAGTTTTTACAAACTATGGAATTTCAACACAATTTTCAGGGTTGTCTTTTACTGTATGGGCAGGGTCTACTTACACTTCGGCTGGCGTACCAATTGTGGCTACTGCCTATACATCTAATTCCATAACATTTAACGCAAATCCGTTTTTGGGAGGTTCAGCAGTTATTTGGAATGCTACTGTTACAGCAACCGATGGGACTGTTTACACCAATGTGATTCAGTTTTCATGCCAAGGAAGTTGGTACGCAGATAGCATGACAGTAAACGGCAATGGAACCGTAACATTTAACAACGTAAAAGGTGCAAATGGCACTTTAAATGCGTATATTTCGGGCGTTATTGGGTATGGAATAACATTTGTTTCTTTGGTTGCGCAAGCAACTATTACATATACAAACAGCAATGCGGGGATGATCTATAACGCCGTTAAAGAAAATCAATTTTATGATCATCTTTGGTTTTATGGTTGCGGTCGGTGCATTAACTTTTCGGCTTTAGGCAGCGGTGGTGGGCCTGGTGTTGGGGTAGGCAATGCAGGATTTTTTAGCGATATTATTGTTGATGGCTCCGTAAATTTTATATATGCTCAAGGGCAAATTTATGGGGCACAAATTACAAATTCACAATTTTACGGCTGTGCAACTGCTTTTTACGCACCTTACGGAAATATTCAATCAAGTAATTTTACTAATTTACAGGTAATTACTGGGAAAATGTTTCAAGCTAATTCAGACTTATACGGTTTAACCGTTACTGGATGTAGCTTTAACACAATGGACGGATATGGCTATTCAAACTTTTTGTTCAATTGTGGTGGTGTAATTGAACGCTGCACTTTTACCGGAAATAATTTTGGTCGATCTACCGACACTGTAATAAATTGCGATTCTGTAAAATCATCTGTCATTTCAGGAAATGATATTGTTTCAAATGGTGAGGGCGGCTCTACTTCTTGGCTTTATGTTAATGGTGCAAATGGCGTAACATATTCATATTTAGGCGGTAATAACTTTGCTGGCTTGTATACATCTAGCCCATACAGAATTGGATTTTTAAACGCAAGTCCTTCAATTGTCGGGTCAACTTTTGGTGGCGAATTTATCGGCTATCAAGCTGGCGTAAAAGTCATTGGGTGGCTTTCTCCAACTTTCCAAAACAGTTGGGCAAATGTTGGTGGCGGCTCACAAAATGTTGCGTATTTTCAAGATCAAAATGGCGTTGTTTCGATTGTCGGTGAACTTGCTAGCGGCTCAAGTGGAACGGTAGCCTTTACATTGCCAGCGGGTTATAGGCCATTAGGTTTGATTCGAACTTATGGCCGCGCAAATACAGCCAGCGGTCAAGTACCAATGGCAGTGGACATTGCAGCAAATGGGACCGTTACTATTCAAACCGCCGTACAAAATTGGGGTGATTTTGGGGTAATTTCATTTCCAACACGTTTATAAGGAAACAAAATGGCTTTCAAAAAACAAATTTCTTTGCTAGATAATTTCGATATTCTTGTAAATCTCGGCATTTCCTACATAAGAGTAGAAAAAGTAGATGCTAGTAAATTAAGCGCAACGGCTGCTGTTTCGTTTAACAATGAAAACGCAAGTAAAAATTTTGCCACTAAATTTTATGTTTTTGTTCCAAAATTAGACGGTACAAATTTTATTGAGCAAGCATACGAACATTTAAAAACACTGCCAGAGTTTGACGGCGCTGAAGATTGTTAAAAGGAAACATCATGAACTTTAAATGGACAATTCAAAAGCTCGTAGTGGCCCCGCAGCAAGCTGACAAGGCCAACGTAGTTGTTCAAGCCGAATGGCTTTGTACTGCTACGGATGATGTAAACAAACTTCAAGCCACAGCATCAGGTAAAAAAAACTTTAGCCTCGGCGATAGTTTTACCGATTTTGACGCACTTAGTGAATCCCAAGTACTTGATTGGTGTTTTGTTCCCGAAACTGTTACTTGGACAGATTTTGAAGGCAACAAACAATCAAAAAATCGTTTAATTAAAGAAGAAGCTGAAGCACAGGTATCTGAACAAATCGCGCGCCAATTGGATCGGAAAATTTCTGAACCTGCTTTGCCTTGGGCCCAAATTCCAGCATAATGCTGAAAACACCGTATCGGCCAGGTTGACCGAGGAATCTTAGGATTCAGAAAACATGACTGAAGAAGTCCAAGCCCTAGCGGAAGTAGACTCCGCGCCAACCACGGATGTGACGGCCACACCTGAAGTTGCTGAAAGTACGCCGGAAGTCGCTGAGAATCAAGTTGAACAGGCCGAGGAGAAAAAATACTCCCAGGCTGAAATTGACGCGATGATCGGCAAACGCCTCGCAAGAGAGCAGCGCAAGTGGGAACGAGAGCAAGCACAACGGTCTGCGGAAACGCAAATTGTGAAAGCGCCAGCAGCATCGTCTGTTGACCAGTTTGAAAGCCCTGAAGCCTATGCGGAAGCATTGGCCTATCAGAAAGCCGAAGAACTGATCGCCAAACGTGAAGCCGCGAAGCAGCAATCAGCTGTTCTTGAGAGCTACCACGATCTTGAGGAAGAAGCACGGAATAAGTACGACGACTTTGAACAAGTCGCCTACAACCCCAAACTTCCAGTCACGAACGTGATGGCTGAAACGATCCAGTCTTCGGAGATTGGGCCTGAGTTAGCGTACTACCTCGGCTCCAACCCTAAAGAAGCGGAACGTATCTCGCGCATGTCGCCCTTGAGTCAGGCGAAAGAGATTGGGAAAATTGAAGCCAAACTGGTTTCAGCGCCCCCGGTCAAAAAGACAACATCTGCGCCAGCGCCGATTTCTCCTGTTACTGCACGCTCCTCTGGAGCGACAACTTTGGACACTACGGACCCGCGCTCTATCAAGAGCATGACGGCCTCGCAGTGGATTGAAGCTGAACGTGCACGGCAGATTAAGAAGCTGCAATCGCAGAACCGCTAGGTCAATTTGTAATCTGGAAAGTTCTTAGATTTGCATCGTTGGCGAAAAGTGGCAGGAGCAATACCCGCCGCCCGAGCGCCAGCAGAAACAGAAGGATAGGTGATACCTTGAAAGCTACATTGAGTTTTGGGACCGACAACAGCAAGGATCGCAGCTTTTTTGCTGCGCGTTTCTTCGCTGTCAATCGTGCCCATACGAAACTCGCGTATCTTTTGCCGGGCAGCGTCTGTTCGAGCGTATCTTCCAATTTGGCTCGATATGTCAAGATGCCTTTCTCCAAAGTGTTCTTTGGCGGTAAGACACTCAAGATTGTCGGCTCTGTTGTCAGCTTTGTTGCCGTTAATGTGATGAACTTGTTTAAGGGGATCAAAATCCTCCAACCAGCAAGCCGCTACAACTCGGTGCATAAGCCGTCTGCGCCCCAACATGAGGTATCCTTGCGGATGGTCATGTGGAGTGTAAGGGTGCAAATTTCTAAGAACTTTTCCGCAACGCGAAACGGCGTAAAGATGGTCAAACAAACGGTATTCAATACCGCCCATCGTAAAGCTAATCATGTTGTGCCTTTTTGGGTGATTGCAAAGACTTCATCTTACCATTGAAATAAGGAATGTCAAAATGAGTAACTCTATCCTAACGATCGACATGATAACTCGCAAGAGTTTGGAGATCCTTGAAAACAACCTCGTGTTGACCCGTAACGTGAACCGTCAGTATGACGATTCTTTCGCTGTTGAAGGCGCAAAGATCGGCTCTACACTGCGTATCCGTTTGCCCGACCGCGCCTTGGTGACTGACGGCGCTGCCCTGCAAGTTCAGGACGACAACGAACAGTACACCACCTTGACCGTTGCCAGCCAAAAGCACATCGGTGTCAACTTCACATCTGCTGAATTGACCATGCAATTGGATGACTTCGCAGAGCGTGTGTTGAAGCCTCGTATCAGCCAGCTGGCCTCCAGCATCGACGCTGACGTTGCTAACGCTTACCTGAACATCGGTAACAGCGTTGGTACACCTGGCACCACTCCTTCGACTTCTTTGGTGCTGTTGCAAGCCCAGCAGAAGCTGAACGAGAACGCTGCCGTGATGTCCCCACGTTACGCTACCGTCAACCCTGCCGCTAACGCTGGTTTGGTTGAAGGCATGAAAGGTCTGTTCAACCCCACCGACACCATCAGCAAGCAGTTCAAGAACGGCATGATGGGCACTGGCGTGTTGGGCTTTGACGAGATCAACATGTCTCAGTCGATCAAGCAGTTCACCACCGGTTCGCGTACTGCTACCGGCGGCACTTTGTCTGCTTCTGTGTCTTCGCAAGGCGCTACCACCATCGCCATCACCGGCGCTGGTAACGCTGGCGTGGTTAAGATCGGCGACGTGTTCACTGTGGCTGACTGCTACGCTGTGAACCCACAGACCCGTGAGTCCACCGGTTCGTTGTTCCAATTCGTTGCTACTGCTGCAACTACCTTGGACAGCTCCGGCGCTGGTAACATCACTGTTGCCCCTATCTACACTGCCGCCAATGCTTTGGCTACCGTGGACAGCTTCCCTGCTTCTGGCAAGGCTGTGGTGTTCGTGGGCGCTGCATCTACTCAGTACGCTCAAAACTTGGTGTACCACAAAGATGCCATCACCTTCGCAACTGCTGACTTGCTGTTGCCACAAGGTGTTGACATGGCTGCTCGCGCTGTGCACAACGGTATCAGCTTGCGTGTTGTGCGTCAGTACGACATCAACAACGACCGTATGCCTTGCCGTATTGACGTCTTGTATGGCTACAGCACGATTCGTCCACAAATGGGCGTTCGCCTGTGGGGCTAATTTGAAACGGGGCTTCGGCCCCTTTCATCGTTTAATCTTTTTTAAGGAAAATTATCATGGCACTCCCTAACGGCGCAGGCGGTTATCAAATTGGCGACGGCAACTTGCTGGAAGCCCAACTGACCGTACAAACTATCCCCACCAGCTTGACTGCTGACACCACCCTGACTGCTGCTCAAGTTGTAGTTGGTTTGGTTGTTTGTGCAAAAGCTACGGACGCTACATTGACCGTGACTCTGCCCACCGCAGCGTTGCTCGACGCAGCCATCCCTAGCGCAAAAGTCGGTTCAGCTTTTGAATTGACCATTTGCAACAACAACAACAGCGGCGCATCGTCTACCGTTCCTGTCACCGCAGGCACTGGTATCACGATCTTTGGCTCTGTTACCGTTCCACGTTTCGGTTCCTACACATACCGTTTCGTGAAGACTGGTGATGCTGCTTACTCGGCATTCTTGAAGTAAATAATGGGGGCTTCGGCCCCCGTTTTTAAAGGAATATCATGGCAAACAATCAACCAATCGGCGTAGCATATTCCGACCCTGCGCTTGACTCTGCCCAGTTCAAGCTGTACACCGTGGCTACTTTGCCTACGGCCTCTACTGCTTTGGCTGGCACACGCGCTGCTGTTAGCAACTCTAACGCTGCTTATACCGCTGGTATTGGCGCAACTGTTGTTGGCGGCGGTTCGTATGTCGTTCCAGTCTTCTGCAACGGCTCCGCTTGGCTCATCGGCTAATCTAATGGGGGCTAATCACCCCCATTTCTAAAATCATGGTTATTTACCTCACACACCCTCTCCACGGCGCTAAGGTCGCAACGATGCACTTAGAGGCAGAAGCGGATGAACAAAATGGCTGGGTGCGCTACAATCCAGATACGCCTTCAGACTCTGAAGAAGCGGCCAACACACTTGTTGTAAAGCGCAAATACACCCGCAAAGGTGAAACTGAAGGAGTCTGAGCATGACCACGTACACCGCTGGCGAACAAATCAATCGGGCACTTAGGCTGCTCGGCGTGCTGGCCGAAGGTGAAACACCGTCTGCATCAGT